CCCATGTGATTCGAAGCTCCACGTCGTGATACTGGAGGGCAATGAGTGGAAGAGCAGTCTGCCAATTCTCACAGAAAGCAAAACGGAGAGGGTAGAAGTTCTCATTTGTAGAACCACCGAAAAGATCACCCGCGACGGACTTGGAAGAAGTGGTAGCGGAGAGAGTAGGAGCAATTAGGGTAGAGTAAGTAGAATCCTGCTCATCAATAACCTGTCCACCCACGAGGACCTCGACCTTGTCAATAAGATCAGTCCAATCAGACTCCGCTTGTACAAGAGATCCATTGTTGCATACTAAGTACACATAGTTGAGAAGGTCACCCTTGCGCTCGAAACGCACGGTGCTCATACCACCATTTGAAACATTACCCTGGATAACCTGGCGTTCCACGGTTTGAGAGAAGTTAGTATAGCGCTTATAGGTAGACCTGAAAAAGCTGATTTCGGGTTGGCCTACTAGGTGCACGTCCTGTGCACCTACGGCGACGAGTTGGGCAATACCACCAGACATTTTATATTATAGTGAGACTTTATTTTTTTAAGTGTGAGTCACTACGATATAAAATATAAAATTACAGCTTCATGATGTAATAAAGTGCATAATATGGATTTGTTACGGGTATAGCATCTCCACTTCCTGTATCACCCGAACTCGCTGGGTGGGTATGTACAGATCTGTTAGAGCCCCCCGTATGGTTATGTGGTATGTGTTTTGTCGGTAAATTATGAGAGTGAAGCGCCGCATAATTCGTGACCTCGGCCGGGATCTGCGAGTTGGCGTGAGTTCCCCACTGCCCGCCAACCTGTGCACCGACATTATTATTAATGTAGTATCGATTTTGTCGCCAATTAATATTGGTCGCGGTGTGCCTATGACTGCCACCGCCGCCGCTTTGACTATGACTATGGTTGGCGTAGCCAGTTCCTACGTTGTGCTTGTGTGGTGAATTTGCATCACTGACACTAACGGGATGACTATGTGTGGCTAACATAGCTGCATCAGTCAGGTTCGTGGTATCCGACCCACCGTCAGTACCTACAGATGTGGTAGCAGGTACGTCATCCCCGTTGGCACACCGAATAAATTTATCCGATAGATCTGGAGTTCCGTTAGCACCATCGCATATAACCCAACCTGGAGGAATATCAGTTGAATTTCCATGCCATATTCCAATTGCACCACTCGGAATATGTGCATTAGTGACCCCCCCAACTTCTAAAGAAGTTGCTCTAACACTACCATCCACTCGTAGTTTATAACTTCCTGGATCATTGGTGCCAATTCCTATATTTCCACCAAATGTACGAATAAGTGTCGTCATCCTATTATTACTACTATACAATTTTTTAAACTTAATAATTAAACGTATTATGTTTTCATCATATAATAAAGTGCATAATATGGATTTGTTACGGGTATAGTAGCTCCAGTTCCTGTATCACCTGAACTCGCTGGGTGTCCATGTGGTGCATCTGCATAATTTCCCTGATGACCATGTGGGGAAGAGTTGTTTCCCCAGTTGTGGGTATGATTTCCGGTGTATCCTATCGAGACATCGGAGGAATAATGATTTGAGTGAATTGCAAACTGATTGTAACCACCACCCCATACGTTCATATTAACCCAACCCGGATTTTGTCGCCAATTAAATTTCGAAACCGAATGTATATGATCACCGGCTGCGTTATTGCTATGATTGTGGTAAATGTTTCGAGTTTGGACGTTATGATTATGTGGGGCACTCCCAGTATCGACAGTAATGGGATGACTATGTGAGGCTAACATAGCTGCATCAGTCAGGTTCGTGTTATCCGACCCACCTTGAGTATTTATACCTGTGGCGATCGTCGGTGACGCTACATCCCCTGAAGCAGCTCGAATAAATTTATCCGTTAGATTAGGGGTTCCGTTAGCACCATCACATATAACCCAACCTGGAGGAATATTACTTTGAAAACCTTTCCATATCATAATAAAACCGGATGGGATATGTGCACTAGCAGCGTCACCGAAATCGACTGTATTAGCTCGAAGTGAACCAACTACATCTAGATCATAATCTCCGGGATCATTGGTGCCTACCCCGATATTTCCTCCAAAGACACCAACCTTCGTTGTCATTGTTATTACTACTATACAATTTTTTAAACTTAATAATTAAACGTATTATGTTTTCATGATATAATAAAGTGCATAATATGGATTTGTTACGGGTATATCATCTCCAGTCCATTCGGCGCGGGTACCTGAACTTGCTTGATGGGAATGTGGTGCAGGGGAGGTGGGGTGTGCACCTTGGGGGTGTGTATGACCCGCGTTGTGGTAGGGGACACCATGATTGTGATTCCCTCCTTGGTTGATGCTGGTATCGACTGGTATATATTCGTTCGCGTGAAACGCCCACTGCCCACCAACCTGCGCACCGACGTTATGATTAACCCAACCCGGCGCTTGTCGCCAATTAATATAGTTTATTGGGTGACGGTGATTACCTTGCTGATTCGACCCGTGCGTGTGTTGAGCGTTGTTTGTACTTGTATTATGACTGTGATTATCTTGAGTATTTCCTTGACTTACAGTAACGGGATGACTATGTGAGGCTAACATAGGTTCGGTTAGGGTCGTGTTATTCGACCCACCTACAGTACCTACCCGCGTCGTGGCAGGTACATCATCCCCTGAAGCACCTCGAATAAATTTATCCCTTAGATCTGGAGTTCCGTTAGTACCGTCACATATAACCCACCCTGTAGGAATAGTAGCTAAAAGTCCATGCCACAATCCAATTAAACCAGTTGGGGCGATTGCATTACCAACCCCCCCAATTTCTAAAGAAGATACTCTAACACCACCATCCACTCGTAGCCTATAACTTCCTGGATCGTTGGTGCCTATCCCTATATTTCCTCCGAATGTTTGGATAAGTGTCGTCATCCTATTATTACTACTATACAATTTTTTAAACTTAATAATTAAACGTAATTGCATCCACTTGCCCACCAAGCTCTGAACCTTTTGTAAATTTTAACACTCTACCATCCGGGTGTGATGAAAGATATTCAACAAATATATCATAATACCCAGCACCCACGATAGCCTCATTAGCATTATACTCCACTGTATTTGTATTTGTTGATGTTACACTAGACCACGGTGCACCACTATGTCCAACCACTGTTGTAGTACCTAATACTATATTTGCAGGTGTACCACCAGTAATATGACCACCACAAACGTCTTGTATAAAACTACTTACTGTAGATGTACCTTCAACTAATGTTGCGTATATCCTCGACTGAAATACATGATTTGAAAAAACAACAGTGAAGGTTGCAGTACTTACCGATGCATCGGCTTGTAAAGTTGTTGTATAAGAATATGTTTTTTTACATGTACCTGATCTGTTAGTAACAAGACCACCATGTGTGTATACTGTTAATGCGTGTAAGTTTGTTTGTGTACTTATACCACCGGCAACCGTAAGAGTACCTGTATTAACATCAGTCGCATGATCTGTACCAGTTAATTCTGTCATACCACTGATATTTACACCACCACCTACATCTAGACTTACATTTGGTGCATCACTACCAATACCAACTCTATTTGTAGATGCATTGACTACCAGTGTATCGGTATCAACAATAAGACCACCAGTACCAATTGTAGCGGTATCAACTGTACTTTCACTGGCATTCAGATTGACACCTGGAAAGTTTAATGTATGGGTTGCCATAATTAATATAAGGGTAGATAATAATTATCTAAGATACAATGTTGAATGTGTGTAATAGACAGCTTCGTCGCTGGTAGCCACCTTAATAAAAATATCCTTTAACGATCATGTATATCCACGACTGGGTACTACCGCCTTCACCCGATACTGTATGGTAAATTTTATTACCCGTATCGAGTGGTATGATACACGAATTCCACCAGTTACCGTAAAAATATTCAAATCCATCACTCTGCCCCGGCATAGATAAAAAACACTGCTGCGCCGCCAAGTTTCCAAATTGGGACGAAGGGCGAGCATTTCTACCACCTGTCCACATTGTCATTTGTCCTACATTTTTACCCAAAGCATGACCAACATGATCGTTGGCGCTATGTTGTGGCATAAATACGTCTGCGTATATAGCTTTACAGTTCGTAGGTAGTTCTGATGTTGTGAATGTGACGCGAAGTACACTACTAATACCACCCGTCCATTGCCATTCTTTTATATAAGGCGAATTAAGTAAATAAAGCATCGATGCCGACCCATGATTCGGACCGGTAGTAGGACCACTCACAGAGAGTTCACCAGTGATACTCGTATCTCCCGTGATACTCGTATCTCCCGTGATACTTGTTTCTCCTGTTAGGGTAGTTAAATCGGTAACATTTAAGTTACCTGTGACAGTGACATTGCTCTCTGATGTGTCCACAAAGAGTAGAGGGTCACTCATCTACTGTTTAGGGAGGTTTTTTGCAAAGTGGGTTCGTTAATCCCATACAAGACCTGTAAGGGTTCCATATGCAGAGTGCCACCTGTACGGATTCGCAGTATTAGGATCCACTTCTAGCTGAACTTTATATGAATCACCGTATATTAAACCGGACATAATTCCGAGATACCCATGTCCATCTAAGCGACTATGATCAACATAAAGGTATTTTATCCAACCCGAGCTACTTGGAAAATATGTAACTACATTGGTGCGTTGATTTTTAACGGCTATTCTTAAATGTATTGCTCGTCCACTTGTATCAACGTAGTCTCCTGAAATTGAAATTGAGTACAAAGGATCACTTGAATAAGCTGTCCACGCATCGCCATAAGGAACGTAGGTTTGCCATCCGTCTGATGTAAAAGACTTACTACTCGATTCCAAACGAATCATTCGTGCTCTTGTTTTTCTCAGTGACCCACTTATATGAACATCTCCACTCACGTCCAAATCTCCTGTGATACTCGTATCTCCCGTGATATTTAGATCTCCTATGACACCTCCAATAATACTTAAATTACTTGTAACATTTAGGTTACCTGTGACAGTGACATTACTCTCTGATGTGTCCACAAAGAGTAGAGGTTCACTCATCTACTGTTTAGGGAGGTTTTTTGCAAAGTGGGTTCGTTAATCCCATACAAGACCTGTAAGGGTTCCGTATTGCGAGTGCCACCTGTAGTTGCTCGAGCTATTAGGGTCCACTTCTAGCTGGACTTTATATGAATCACCGTATATTAAACCGGACATAATTCCGAGATACATATGTCCATCTAAGCGGTTTCTATTTATATACATGTATTTTATCCAACCAGAGCTACTTGGAAAATATGTAACTACATTGGTGCGTTGATTTTTAACGGCTATTCTTAAATGTATTGCTCGGGCTCCGTCAACCCAGTCTCCTGTAATTGAAATTGAGTATAAAGGATCACTTGAATAAGCTGTCCACGCTTCTCCATAAGGAACGTAGGTTTGCCACCCGTCCGATGTAAAATATCTATTACCCGATTCCAAACGAATCATTCGTGCTCTTGTTTTTATCAGTGACCCACTTATATGAACATCTCCACTCACGTCCAAATCTCCAGTGATACTCGTATCTCCTGTGACACTCGTATCTCCTGTGATACCTCCAATAACACTTAAATTACTTGTAACATGGAGGTTACCTGTGACAGTGACATTGCTCTCTGATGTATCCACAAAGAGTAGAGGGTCACTCATCTACTGTTTACGGAGGTTTTTATGCTATCGCTCGTATTGTTAAGTGGGGTCTCACTGGCGTCGCCGCCCCACCGCTAGTACCATTCCACCATTCATTAAAGTGTAATCTGGATTCGTATGATCCATTGTATTCTCTATACGTAATTCTTAACGTTTTTGGAGTGGTCCACGAGGTAAATTTTCCAGCTGCTGCATTAGTTGATGAAGCGTTACAGTCAATCGTATATTCAATAAACACAGGAAACAATGCATGATGCCAATTGGTCGATGCATAGTTTGAAGCGATTGTATGCATCGAATCCCTTAGAGTAGTTCCATCAACTTGCATTTGGTGATGCGATATACCTGAGTTTTCTGCGTTGTCCCATTGATACGAAAAACGATAATACACTCTCTTTGTACCAGGTGGTGGAGTGTACGCGATCGTACTTCCCGTTACCGCGGTGTGTGTAGTATTTCCATGTTGTGTAGCTGTCACGTTTTGTACGGTATATGTACCAGAAGTAAGCTCTATCTGTGATCCATCGCAAATCGAGCTTAGTTCTTCAATAATTTCACCCGGTCTGTATTGAGTTCTAGATAAGTTTCCTATGACATTTAGATCTCCAGTGACACTCATATCTCCAGTGATACGAGTGTCACCTGTTAGGGTAGTTAAATCGGTAACATTTAAGTTACCTGTGACAGTAACATTACTCTCTGATGTGTCCACAAAGAGTAGAGGTTCACTCATCTACTATTTACGGAGGTTTTTTATACATTGGGTCACACTTTAGAGGAAACGAAAATTATAATGTGGGTGGTTCTCGACTCGAGATTTCATATTCTAGGATAGTTGCTTCCATAGATTTCATCTCCTCAAGCTTGTTTTGCTCTATCAGGGAATCCATCTTACTCTTTATGATTTGTTCACCCTGATTCTTTATACGGACGTTAAAGTAATTTTCTATAAACTCTTCGGGTTTTGCTGCAATCACTTCCATACATTTTGTACCTATGGGATTAATTTGGATTGTACATGACGACGAACCATCACTGTTTTTTGTATATGTGACCGTAGACGAATCTTCTAACCGTGTCATTATGTTATATAAAGATTTATTTTTTTAACTATATATGGAGTTCATTTATGAACGGGAAAATTTCATCCCATCCGAAATATGTGCTCGAATCATCGATAAGTTCGAGAAAGGTGATAATAAGCGAAACGGTACGACTACAAAAGGACTCGATACGGGATACAAGCGAAGTACCGAGATACGACTATATGGAAACGGTCACTGGGACGATGAATTAAACTATTTCGATGAAGTGTTGGAACGTGCTAGAAATGAATACAGAATACACATAAAACCCCTCGACCGTAACCAGTTATTGGATGCTGTTATGAGGGATAGTCACGTGTACCCACCTCAGATTCAAAGAACCTTACCCGGCGAATTCTATCACTGGCACAGTGACGCTAACATTCCCACGAGTTTCAAAACTTTTACGTATATACTCTATTTAAATGACGTAGACGAGGAAAATGATGGAGCGACAGAGTTTAGTTGCGGAAAATGCATTCAACCGAAAACGGGAAAACTCGTAATTTTTCCGAGTACCTTCACGTACCTCCATCGAGGACAGGAATTAAAAGGAGGTGTTAAGTATATCGCCACGAACGGTTACACGTGTCTCCCACCAGATGTTCTTGCCGGACTTAGGCGATGAGATGACCAGCGAAATAGACGGAATCGTTACCATGGAATGTTGCTTGATTCAGATACACTTCTACATAATCGTTCGCATTTAAATCCATGATAGTATAGGCACTACCCGCAGTTGCATAATTACTTGTACCGTTGGGTCCCGAATATGCACGGACGTACTGGTACCCCCCATTTTTATATATAAATATTTCTGTTGTATCGGATGTACCAGTTTGTCTAAATCCGTTGGTATACATAGCATATTTACCAGCTGTATTTATCGTGATACGCGATCTTGTATTTAAACCACCTTGATTTACGTGAGTCAACGTTACACCCGTAGGGGTAGATAAAGTTCTATTCAAATGCGCGAAATCAGGTGCGTGAGCCCCGTGATTTGCTGAAGTACTGACACCTCCATTTGTAAGTGCCCAATTCGCCCCTGTTTGTTTTATGATACCATTCACATGTAGAGCTGTATCGGGTGAGACTGTACCGATTCCCACGTTTCCATTATTTTGAATAATCATCCTCGTATCAGCGGCTGCAGTGGTGACGGCGTTCGTATCGTTGACTGCGTCATTACAAAACTTTATGTCACCACGTCCGTTCACCAAATTGCGTTCATAAAATATAGCGGCTTTCGCGACTCCGGGGTTCTCGGTCGGAGCGTTCACGCCGAAGAATAAAGCGGCAGTAGTTCCTGCACCACCGCTCGCTTTTTCTATGAACAGTCCAGACGTACCTTCAGCAGCCGCTTTATATATATGGAGTGAGTTTGTAACATGGAGGTTACCTGTGACAGTGACATTGCTCTCTGATGTGTCCACAAAGAGTAGAGGTTCACTCATCTACTGTTTACGGAGGTTTTTTTATACATTGGGTGGAGTAGGCCAGTTAGGATTTTTTGGATCTTCAGTTACCGAGGGTAAGTCTCTAAGGGCTTGACGGTACACTTTCCATTCATCAATATTTTCTTGTGGTAAAGGTGAGTCGGATACACTCACAACCCAATCACATTCTGAAAGACGTTGCTTTCTTTCACCTCTAAACATTACCCATAGAGATTGAATACAATTTTGAGTTTCTACTTCGAATGCTTGAGTATCTACCGTAAATTCTATTTCATCGGTTTCTGAATTACGACTGGGTATTACGAAATCTGAGTTCATTTCCGGTGGAACTATGACATGTTCCAAATCAGAAGATCTAGATTCTACGTCGCTCTGCGTACCTCTAAATCTATCTACGATTTCTAATGTTTCTGGGACGAGGGAGACGTACGCGTTCATATATTATGCAATTGAAATTAATTCACCCGAAAAAAATGAGTGTGCTCTATAAATTGTAACTGACGCCCCCCCACGTCCACCGAACGCTATTTGATAATTGGCTGGGACATAAAGATCAAACGTAGGATGACCTAATCCTCGATATTCTCTATTAGTCCATATCATTTCATCACCAGTTGCAGATCCTCCTAATAATTTATAAGGTGCTATATCATCCCATGCTCCCGAATTAGACGTTCTATACCACATACTGTACTGTTGCTCCGAGGCGCTGTTGTTCCACGGTGCAACAGAAAACCTATAGTGACCACTTACAGGGGCTGTAAAACCTCCGGTAGAGGTACTGTAATGACTACCGACATTGTAAAGCGTACTGGTTAACTTGACCGGACTGTTGAATCCACTGAAAGTTCCGTTAGAACTATTAGAATAAGCGGAAAATCGAGGTTGGTTATTATATTTTAAATAACCTTGAGGAGAAATTAACATCTTCTCACTGGGATTTGAGCCCTGACTTGTGGAAGTTCTGAACGAAAGAGTACCCAGAGCACCACTGTAATTCGGACTATCATGTATACCGACAATCTCCGAAGACATATGCTGGGTAGCCCAAGTAAGGTCATCCGCTCCAAATTGCATACCACCTATCTCCGTCCCACCCGGGGTATAATTGCCATTTACGCCGTTATTTAGGGTTTCAAATCTCAACCTAGGACTCGAACCATTTCCTACACCTAATAAGTGTAACTCTGTAGCTGGGGTCGTCACCCCAATACCGACGTGATTTGTAACATGGAGGTTACCTGTGACAGTGACATTACTCTCTGATGTGTCCACAAAGAGTAGAGGGTCACTCATCTACTTTTTAGGGAGAAATTAATAGTCCACGTCTTCTAAAATATTCATGTAATGTAATTGGTTCCATATCTTTTGCCCACATAGTTTTTACTTCATTACATTTTACTTTGTATGCTTCAATTTGTTCAGT